AGATCTGACGCACGATTGCGTTCTGACCTTCCCTCATACCAGCGCCAAACTGTGTTGAATTAGCGTTCAATACTGGACGATCAAGCGTAATTTCCTTTAATCGGTTAATCACGAATTGTCCATCTTCGGTATTGAAACACTGATAGAAACGACCGGCAATATCTCTGGCTTTCTGTTCACCTTCCGCCTTTAACTTTTTTACTTCTTCGCCGTCTATATCTAGCGAATCCCAATCATTGACCATTAGCACCTTGCTGCGCTTGTTGTTGCTGCTGCATTGCTTCGGCAGCCTGCTTTTGCATCTCAACGCGTTCTTGTTCATTACGCAATAGCTTTTGATCGATACCTAATTTTTGACCGATCCAGGCTACAGCATCTTCTACTTTAGTTCCAAGCATGAATGCCTCTGGGCCAAAGCCTGCGCCCATCTGCATAAACTGCTGCATTGCTATCAGATCTTCTTGATCCTGCGCTCTGGCTAGTGGTGACGTATGCTTTAAGGTAATCTCACGACCATCGATCTTAAACTCTTCACCTCTAAACTTACCAGCATTACTTAAAATGCTAACCGCTGCAGTCATAACCTTTTCAACAAACTCACTTTGCAATCTTGAGTAAGCAGAACCAGCATCCATCAATAACTCTTGAGAGCGCAAGCTCATTTCAGTTGCTGTCTTTGTTGGCGAGTCCATGCCGCCATAAGGATCAGCAAACATAGCTTTATTAATACGATCTCTTAGATCTGAGAGTATCAGATCACCTACATTAAAATCACCAGCGCGCTCTAAAGGTCGTAGTGTTGGGTTTGTGTGATCGTTTGATCCAACCGGAATTACCATGCCAGGCGCAATTTGCATTGTGTATGGGTTAATTACTCCGTCGTCTTGAGCTGTATAGATACCAGCAATCGCTAAAGCAGCATTACGCAAGCCAAACTCTGTAACTTTGTTAGCTGTCTTAATATCTGGCAGCACATTCATCACACGACCACGACCATACACTTCACCAGGTACTACAGATTCACGGAATACAATCCACGGTGAAACTTCATACTCTTCGGTGAAGCAAATATGTCTCTCTTTACGTTCAATCACGCACATGTAGTACATGCCGCTCTCTGGCTCATAGATCGTGCCTTCGATTAATGCGACCTTCTCATCTGGCTTCTCTTCTAACTTCTTTTGAAGTTGAGACGATAGTTCAGCACCTGGCCATAAACGATCAATGTTTCTAGCTGGGATCGAATGCTCACGCCATACAGTCTCAATAATGCTATTAGGCCCTTCTTCAAGGAACAGTTCATTAATTGGCACTGCATCAAACTCCAGCATTGAAGCTGAACCAGGTTTAGAAGTCTCTTTGATTGTCATTGCACCCGTAGAGATCGCAAGATCTAAAAAAGCTTCATGACATTGAGTGGCAAAGTTTGAGTGATTGATGTGATCGAACACGATTGAAGTGATCTGATCTAATATCTCTTGATTGTTCTCTTTGTCTTGGTCGTCAACATCGGAGCCAGACTCAAGAATTGACCACTTACGCCAAGGTGGTACTAACGAAGCTTGCAATCTTGAAGCAAACTTCTGTGTGCCTATGACTGCGGTCGAGTCAAAGATAGCCGTGTTCTTCTTGGCTCCCTTAGCTTGACCGGAGAAATTATCACGCTGCGGCAATGCGTATTCATAGCACTCGCGAAGATGTGAGATCCACGGCATTTTGCGAGCCTTTGCAGCATCGAACCGTTGGATTAACTGTTCAACACTACCTAGTTGCTTCGGGATCTGGTGCTTTGACATATCTAGCCTAATGTAGTTTTTGTAACGCCTTTCTCATCGTTAGAAATCAACGAGCCACGGCCACGACGTCTACGTCTGAATGACATTCTTGACTTCTCTTCTTTTGATCTTAATCGATCAAGTTCTGCTGATTGATGATTTTCTGCTTTGACTTGTGCATCTGATTTTGCTGGAGCGCTACTACCGCCGAATAAATTTCCCATTGTGTTTCTCCATTAGGTAATTGAATAGTTGATATGGCGTAAAAAGAAACCACTTACGAATGCCTAATAAGGCTTTGATCTGCTCGACACAAGTGATTGCTGTCGGCCAAGGTGATCTAATTCGGGTAGACTCTCGCCATACTTTCGCATGAATTATAACACTACAGTTAGTATCTTTGTGGATATTTTCTATATCGTTATGATTAACATAATCCAACACCATAACATCCGTATGGCCTAGTTTTGGATAGATTGCTATCCAGTTGAACCCATCCCAGCGCAGCGCATAACAATGCCTAAATCCAGAGTGTAAATACTTTGACCACCAGTACGGCATATCGCCATGCTCAAAGACTATGTACCAGTCAATGAATGACTTTTCCCAGGTGTCGACTAACGAATCTTGCTTGAGCCACACTAAAACACACTCCAATCGTTTGCCATCTGCACTGGCCTCTCCATTCCTTCTGACTTCTTATCTCTCCAGGCTACCGCGAAATACCTCCATGCATCACTTCCGTGACTAGACCAGTCATGAAGTGGCCTATCTTTAAAGACTCGTTTATCTTCGTCATACTCGCAACGGTAATAGCTCAATGCTCGTAATCCATCAGCGCATCGCTTCTCGTCGAACCAGCAGCGCCCCAAGATCCGACGACCTGCTTCAATGCCATCCATAATCGGTATGTTCGGTGTGATCTGGAAGCTGATACCCATCTTACGTGCTGCCGATAGTCTTGATTTACC